ATCCTAGATGTGTGTGAAAAAGTAACAGGTGATGCCAACGAGGGTATGGATTGGGCGCTAGAGAAAGCAATAGCATCTCAGGCTGATCATTTCATCTGGGACTGTGACGGTCTTGGTATAAGCCTGAAGCGGCAGGTAGATCAGGCACTGGATGGCAAGAAGATGGAGTACCATATGTTCAAGGGCTCTGAATCGCCGTATGACCCAGAGATGCCGTACACGCTGGGAGGAAGCCAGAGGGCAAAGACCAACCGAGAGACCTTCTTCAACAAGCGAGCTCAGATGTGGTGGACCCTGCGTGATAGGTTCGAGGCAACGTATCGGGCCGTAGAAAAGGGGCAGTACATCAACCCGGAAGAGCTCATAAGCCTGTCATCAGATATTGACAATATTGAACAATTACGATCTGAGGTGTGCAGAATACCTTTGAAACGATCAAATAGTGGTAAGATACAGATTTTGAGCAAGGTAGAGATGGCGAAAAAGCCCTACTCAATACCTTCACCGAATATGGGCGATGCTCTTATGATGTCTATGCACTCGCCAAAAATTAATAGTGTCAAACCTGTAGAGATAAACTTCTCAGGATGGAAGCAATATGGCTGAGTATGACGATGGCAAAGAGCTAGACAGCCGGGGCGCAGCGGAAGCTGACCTTAGTTACAAGGCTGATTATGAAGATCATCAGGACGTTATAGACCTGCTGAGCAAGTGTCAGATGGCGGACAAGGACAACCGGGAGCGCGTCAGAGAGGCGCACTTGTTCCTTGATAAGCGAGACGGCCAGTGGGAGCCCTACTGGTGGAACTCAAACGAATCCAAGCCGCGTTATACGTTTGATATGGTCAATCCTATCGTGGATCAGGTAGCCTCTGAGATAGAGCAGAGCGACTACGATATCCGCGTGTCACCCGCCGGCGGCAACGCAACCAAAGACATTGCGATGGCCTATGACGGCATCATCCGCAACATTGAGCAGCTTTCTAACGCAAAGACAGTCTACGCGCAGTCCGCCCGGAATATGGTAATCGGCGGTATGGATGGCTGGCGTGTGGTCCAGAAGTACGTTGATGACAATAGCTTTGACCAAGACCTAGCGATTGAGCACATCGGCAACTTTGTTGACCGCGTTTGGTTTGATCCTGCGGCTGAGAATCAGGACAAGTCCGACAGTCGGTATGCTTTCGTGCTGCATCCGATGTCAAAGGATGAGTATGAGGCCAGATGGCCGGAGGGCTCTGCTGAGAGCGTAGATGATGACCGTGAGGGCGAAGCCTATTACGACAAGGCTGAGGTCATTGTGGTTGGTGAATTCCTGTATATGGAGTCAGAGGACCGCGAGCTGGTCATGATGTCCAACGGTCAGGTTCATGAGGTCAATGATGACTTTGAGAAGGTTGTTGATGATCTCGCTGCCATTGGCGTGACTGAGGTCAAGCGCCGCACCCGCAAGAAGCACTATGTATGCAGTAGGTACTTTGATGCGAAAGACTTCCTTGAAGACAAGAAGGAGACCGTATTTTGCCGCATCCCAGTGGTCCCGGCTTACGCCAACTTCAAGATATTCGAGAACAAGACAATCTACTGGGGCGTGGTAGAGAAGCTGCTTGATCCGCAACGGGTAATGAACTACAGCGTGTCCCGGGAGATTGAGGAAGGTGCGCTGGCGCCGAGGGCTAAATACTGGATGACAATGGCTCAGGCTAGTGGTCATGAGAAGCAGCTCCAGACACTGAACACCAACGCAGACCCAGTACAATTCTACAACGTAGACCCAGAGTCTCCTGCGGTCCCACAGCAGCAAGGCGGAGCTCAGATCAATCCCGGTCTACGGACTATCTCCGAGGCGATGCGCGGAATCATTGGTCAGACGGCTGGTATGTTTGCAGCGAATATGGGTGACAATCCGGGCCTGCAATCTGGAGTCGCTATCAAGCAGCTACAGGACCGTGGGACTAACAGCACGTTCAAGTACAGCAGAAGCATAGAAATCGCTGTAGCGGCCACAGGAAGGCTCCTGAAGGATGCTATTCCTATGGTGTACGACACCGAGCGACAGGTCAGGATACTCCGGGAGGATGAGTCCTATGATATGGTCCCGATCAATCAGAAGGTTATTGACAACGCTACAGGCGAGATTGTCACCGTCAATGATCTGCAAGTTGGAACCTATGACGTTACCTGTCGGGCTGGTCCCAGCTTCCGCAACCGTCAGCAGGAGACCATTGAGGCCATTACGACACTGGCACAGACTGATCCCAGCCTGATGCAGATCGCTGGTGACCTGTTGCTCCAGAACATCTCTACGCCAGCCGCGTCACAGATTGCAGAGCGCAAGCGCATGCAGATGATTGCTCAAGGTCTCATTCCTCAATCTCAGATGACCGAGGAAGAGTTGCAAGAGATGGCCGCCAAGATGCAGGCGCAGGGACAGGGACAGGCTCCTGATCCCGCTATGGTGCTCGCACAGGCAGAGCAGATGAAGGCTCAGGCCGACATGATGAAGGCCCAGATTGACGCTCAGAAGGTGCAGAACGAGACGCTCAAGATACAGCTACAGGCCCAGAACGATCAGAACGAGCTAGTAGCGGAGCAGGCTAAGACTCAGGTTGATGTCTTCAATGCCCAGACCAATCGCATCAAGGCGCAGGTAGAGGCTGAAAAGGCGGGCGCTGTCATTGATCACACCAACATTAAGGCATTCGGCGATCAGCTCGACAATCAAGAGAAGATGTCCGACATGATGGACGAGCAGGAGCGTAGAGCCCGGATGTCAATGATGTCCGATATGGACCTGATGAGGATTGTGAACGGTGGCTGAGCAAACATCTCTGCGCCAGTTTGTTCCTGAACCTACTACGTCCCTGATGAACGTAGAGGACTTGTCTGGCTACACGCAGCAGAATCCTTTGCCGGTTGACGAGAGGGACAGACAGGAAGCCGCGAGAGAGCTTAGCCGCAGAGGCATTACAGCGCAAGCTCCCGTGCCGTCTAATCAGAGCGTGATGGCTGCGCCTGTCTCATACAATCCGTTCAATCCTGCGTTCAGAGAGACCGCTCGATCATTTCTCAACAACTACTTTGGCGGCAGTAATATTGCAGGCAGAGAAGGTTATCGCACAGGCCAGTTGGTAGATACTGCGGTAGGATCGCTGGACTTTATTCCCGGGGTAGGCGATGCGATGGGCGTAGGAGACCTGCGTCAATCTATTGGCTCTGGTGACCTGATTGGCACTGCTGTAGATTCAACGGCTCTGGCTGCTGGTATGATTCCTGTTGTCGGTGATGCTGCGGCAAAAGGAATCAAGACAAGCGAGTCAAGTTTACGCCGTTACTTCGGAGGAGACATCCCAGAAGTAACGAGAGATACAGAATTGTTGATGAGAGTTGGTGATCCTAAGTCAGTAAATGAAATGACTGTTGAAATGACTGACCCAGTTATCTCTTCTGCTCCTATTGTGAGTGCAGAGGATTTAGTTGATCGACCATTTATCACGGGTATGTCCGATACATCACGAAGCGGGCTAGAAACAGTAACTTCAGTGAATGACGTTCCAGTAAACGCGGTGATGCGAGGCGGTAAATATTTTGGTTTACAGCCTCAGAATTTAGAAAGAGGCATTGCATTCGCTTCAGCGCCCGGAGCCGTAATGGGGCAGCTAAATAGAGCGGCTGCGGCTCAAGCTCTCGGAGGAAGACCAGTAGCGTTTATTCCTTTTGGAATGAGGCCAGCAAGCCCAGACTTCGCAACAATGAGCACGGACATAATGGTTCCGTATGCTCAGCAAGTTATGAGCAGGTCAGATAAAATTGCGTTAGATAGGCGCATCCGAGAAGGCACAGGATCTAAAACAGATGACAAGAAGCCAATCCCTGATTGGGTTGGTATTGATAACGCTACTCCTGAGTATCTTAAAGAGCTTGGAGGAGATAGGAAGGCGGTTACCAAAGCGTTAGATGAGTTTAGAGACGCTGGATCATTAAGCAGATCGCAAGCAAGAGCGATTGTTACTGATCCAACTCAATTTGAGCCCGTATTCGGTGATATAGACATGATCTACGAGCTTGACCCGCAAGCCGTTGCAGATAGAAGGTTTTTGGATTCAGATCATCCTTCGTATGAGTCAGCGCTACTGGGCAGGCCGCTAGGCGCATTAAGAGATACCGAGAAGGTAAATATATTTGAGTTTAATCCTTTAGCTGGAACGCAAGATAAAGGATTTTACAATTTTAGGCAGAAACAGTTAGATGCAGGCAGAGACTTTCCTATAGGGGGATCACTTTCGAGCCCTACAATGAAAGCCTTCTTACCCGGAGGTCACGGTATTATTACGCGAGAAATGGTAGATGATTTAATTAGACGAGGGTTGGTCAGACCGTAACTTTTCATAATGCTTACAAATTATGAATCGGTCATCGGAGGCAACGCCATCGTCCATCATCAACTGGTTAAGTAGATCGGCACTTTCAAAGTTTTGCCAATCACTTTCAACTGCTTCGTACCAATCAAGGCTAAGAGAACTATTTGTTTGAAGTTTCATAACATTAGTATAACAAAGTTTATGGGAGTGTAATAGAGGTGCAAGTCCTCCGGTGTAAATCTATAACGAACCGGGCCAAAGTTTGCCGCTCCCGCCTAAAATAGTTGCAAAACCACAATATGTGGTATAGTAACGCCATAGCGAACTCCACGCTTTCTTGGAGGCACGGAACGTCACCGTTTATTTGACGGCATTTATGGAAGGTAAGATGCAACCAGAAGATACGCTCGATGAGGCTGAAATAGAGCTTGAAGAGGTAGAAACTGAAGATCAGGAAACTGATTCCGACTCATCTACGGATACTGAAGAGGTTCAGGAGAAACAAACCGATCCTGATTGGCGTCAGGTCCGGGCCAGATTTGACCCGGTGCAGCAAGAGGCATACAACCGCGGTATAGCTGAAAAGGTCATGAAGCTCAGGGATAAAGAGCGAGAGGCCGAAGAGCTAAAGCAGCGATTGCAAGCCCTTGAGCAGCAGATGCCCAAACAGGAAAGGCCGAACGTGCCGAAGGAGCCTGACCCGTACGCCCTGAGTGATCAGGAGTACCAGCAGCAACTCCGACTGCGCGATGAAGCCATAGCTAGACAGGCTGCGTTTGACGCACAACAGCGCTTCCAACAACAGGAAGTACAGCGTTTGCAGCATGAACAGCTGATGAAAGAGCAGGAGGCTTTGAACGAGAAGGTATCTACCTACTCGCAGCGAGCTGTGCAGCTTGGCATTTCTAACGAGGAATTACAGGCAGCAGGTAATGCTGTCGCTTCGTTTGGCATCTCGGATGATGTAGTCAACTATATCTTAGAAGACGATCTGGGACCGGCGATAACGAAGTACCTCAGTCAGAACGTGACCGAGCTAGACACCATCCGGGCAATGAGCCCGGCGCAAGCTGCTGTAAGGATAGCGACTCATGTACGAGAAAAGGCTGCTGCATTGAAACCTAAAGTAAATGCCGCTCCTGACCCGGTTGAGCAGCCAGCAAAAGCTGGTGTAGCGCCTAAAGCGCGAGGACCGAAGGGGGCGATTTTCGAATGAATGAGGTGATCCGAAAATGGCTAATAATCTTAACAGCAACGTCACCCGGAAGGTGGCTCGTGTCTTTTTAGAGGCATTCGAGTCCAGCCGGGTTGTTACTAAAACCGTAGACACTCAACTCCTGAGTGGCAAATTCAACCCTTCAAGTGGTAGCACTGTAGACTTCAAGCGTCCGCACGACTACAACTCCATTCGTACTTCTGGCGGTGACATTTCATCGTCCACTAAGTCAGACATCATTGCTGGTAAAGCAACTGGTACTGTTCAGAACTACTTCACCGTAGCTACCGAGTGGGGCAACGTGGAAGAAGCTCTTGAGCTTGATCAGTTGGAGCAGATTCTTGCTCCTATGGCACGCCGCATCGTGACTGACCTTGAGATTGATCTTGCTAGCTATATGCTCAAGAACTCTTCTCTGAAGTATGGTTCTCACGGTACTGCCGTTGATGCTTGGGGTGATGTCGCAGGCGCCGGCGCACTGATGGATTCCATCGGCGTACCTGCTGCGGCAGAGCGTTACTACCTGATGAACCCTTTCACCACTAGCGCACTTGCTAACGTGCAGAATGGCCTGAATGCGTCTGATCAGTTGGTCCGCACCGCTTGGGAGAATGCACAAATCTCTCAGAACTTCGGCGGTATGCGAGCTCTGACTTCTAACGCTCTGGCTAGCTTTACTTCTGGCACTGGCGCTGACCGTGCGGGTACTTTGTCTGCCGCTCCTGATGCGACTTACGTCACAGCGAAAGACACTATGACTCAGACTCTGGCTGTTACTGGATTCACTTCTGGTATGGTTGTGAAGGCTGGTGATATGGTCACTATCGCTGATGTGAACCGTCTGAACCTAGACACTCGCACAGCTATGATCGATGCCTCTGGAGCCAACGTGGCTTGGACAGGTGTTGTGACTGCTGATGTAACTCTTACTGGCGGTGCGGGTAACATTGTCGTTGCAGGCCCTGCGATCTATGAGGCTAATGGTCAGTACAACACTGTAGACGCTGCACCAGCCAACGGTGCTGTTGTTACTATCCTGAGTGCTTCAGCTACTCTGTATCAGCCAAACCTGTTCTTCACTAAGCAGGCTTTTGGTATGGGTACTGTCAAGCTGCCTAAGCTGTACTCTACAGACACTATTGCGACTACCGAAGACGGTATGAGCATCCGTGTAAGTAAGTACGCAGATGGTGACGCCAACACCCAGAAGATTCGTTTTGACTTGTTGCCTGCATACGCAACATTCAATCCGTTTATGGCTGGACAAGGCTTCGGCGTATAACTCCTGAGGTTTTTGAGGGAGCTTCGGCTCCCTACTTTTTTTTATGGCTAAACCGCAAAAAGGCAAAGCTAAAGTAAAGGTCACCGCCAGCGGCAAGAAGGTCTCCTACGGGCAGGCTGGTAAGGCCAAAGGCGGTGGTCCAAGAGTTAGGCCGGGTACAGCTAAGGGTGATTCCTACTGTGCTCGGTCTCTTGGTATTAAGAAGGGGCTATCAAAGGAAAAGCAAAACGATCCGAATACTCCTAACAATCTGAGTCGCAAGCGCTGGAAGTGTAAGGGCGCTAAGTCAATGAAGGCCAAATATGAGTAAGACAGGCAAGAAAAAAGGATTGTGGGATAACATCCACGCCAAGCGCAAAAGGATCGAACGACAGAAGAAGGCAGGCAAGAAGGTTGAGCGTATGAGAAAGCCCGGCTCAAAGGGCGCGCCAACTGCTGAGGCTCTTGAGAAGTCAAAGAGCAAAAAGAAAACGTCTAAAGCTAAATTTGAGTGAGGTAGTCATGCCAAACGTAAACGGTAAGAAGTTTCCATATACCAAAGAAGGTATGAAGCAGGCAGAAAAGGCGCGCAGAAAAAAGCGCACTAAACGCTCACCCAAAAAAGACATGAACGGAAATACTTACGAGTAATGGCTACTGTCGCGCAGGTTGCTAAGGCATCCTTACAAAGAATTCTAGTACAGGCGAGCGAATCTCCGCTCCAGCCAGATGAGTACAATGATTTCATCTTCGCGATGAACAACTATATGAGCGAGCTAGACGCTCAGGGAGTCCAGTTAGGATACACAGAGGTATCTGACTTAGGTGATGACGTAACGATTCCCACAGGCGCTCTGAGAGGCTTGATTGCCAATATGGCGATAGAGGTTGCGCCTGACTACAACGGTGTGATCTCACAAGGTCTGATCAAGGCTGCGCGTGATGGATTCAACACAATGCGGTTGATAGGTCAGACAATGGGTGAGAGCAAGATGCCTGCAACACTTCCCATTGGATCAGGAAACGAAGATACGCTGTTTGGCTTTCCCGGTCATTTCTATCCTGAGTCAGAAGAAGAGATACTGGCTGAGTCTACTGGCGCAATAGGATTGGAGCTAAATACTAATGGTTGATAGATCACAAGGCAGGAAGAAGTCCGATTTTGTTGCGAAGACCACAGTAGAGTCTGGCGCGTTTATGGACTACTTTGTAAACGGCACAAATTACAAGATTACCTATGCCAACTTTGTTGGAGGTCTGGGTGTTACTGGCTCGATCACGCAAACTGGTGATCCTACCGGAACGGCTGTTCTGGACATTGATGGCACAGTAAACAAGATCAGAAACATAGAGAGCGGCGCTGGCATACTGGCTAGTGTATCGGCTCAGAACGGCGTTGAGCTAAAGCATAACTTTGCTGCTGATTCTACTGGCTCTCCGTTGTTACTTAACGTAACGGACGCAACTCCTGATATAGCGAGTATTGTTGGAGGAAACGGAATAAGCGTAACATCAACAAGCAACTACGTTACGATTGACGCTGAAGCGCAACCATACGCTCAGGTTAGTGTTCAAGGAAACACTGGAGCAACAACAATATCAACTGCTGGTACTCCCGTTAAGGCTTCTGCAACCTATGTTGTTGGCATACAGTCTGGATTCACAGGAGATACAACAGGAAAGATTGTCTACAACGGTACTACTGCGAGAGTTGCTGCTGTTCACGTTAGTGCTACGTTTAGTCCTGTTTCTGCAAACAATCAAGAAGTATTCATACAGGTTGCTAAAAACGGAACAATTGAAGCTGGCAGCAAAATAACCAGAAAGGTTGATTCAGCCGAGTCTGCCAATGCTTCTACGTTTTTCAATGTTTCCTTGGCGCAAAATGATTACATTGAGCTTTATATTGGTAACGATACGAGCACAGATAATGTTGTTTTGATTGATGCAATTGTGGGTATTGTGAACTAATGCCGAAGGTTATTTTGCCAATAGCTCACGGATATTATGAGAGCGATTCTCTGCCGATATCGGCTCAGGAATGCACTAACTTCTATCCGAATATAGCTCAGGCTCCTGCGTTAAATCAGGAGACTCTGTTTGGCACGCCCGGTCTTACACAAGTAGCTAGCGCAAGTGACATCAATAACTGCCGTGGCGCACATGAAATGAACGGTGTGCCTTACTTTGTTATTGATGGAAAGCTATACAGTATGTCAGCCAGCTATGTTCTAACAGATCACGGTCAAATAGACGGATCCGGTAGAGTATCAATGGCTGACAATGGTACGCAGATGCTGGTTTTAGTGCCGGGAGGTAACGGCTACATTTACAACCACGTTACGGATTCGTTCGCTCAGATTACGGATGCTGACTTCACAGCTAACGGTAACCCGCAGCAGGTAGTCTATATAGATGGTTATTTTTGTCTTACTACAGATTCTAAGAAGTTTATTGTCAGTGCTCTGAATGATGGTCTGTCGTATAACGCACTAGACTTCGGTACTGCTGAGTCTGATCCGGATGAGATTGTTGCTCCGGTTGTATTTAAGAACCAGCTATTTATCGGCGGTTCACAGACGATAGAAGCATTTCAAAACATTGGCGGTGCTGACTTTCCGTTTCAGCGGACAGGGTTGTTCTTGAGCAAGGGCATATCGAGCCCGTTTAGCATTCAGTCCATACAGGATACGTTTGTGTTTGTTGGCGCTGGTGCTAACGAGTCACCGGCCATCTGGGCTCTGAATGGTAACAACGTAGTAAAGATATCTACGACTGCTATAGACAAGGAGCTCAGCGAGCTGACTGAAACGCAGGTAGCAGACATATTTAGCTGGGCATACGCAGAGAAAGGCGCGTACTTTGTTGGCTTTGCGTTGCCGGGTACTACGCTGGTATATGACACGATTAGCAAGCGATGGCACGAAAGGAAGTCATTTGTAGATGGTTCTCTTGGTGCTTATCGCGTAACTGCGTTGGTGAGGGCTTACAATCAGTTGTGGGCTGGTGATCTGGTAGATGGGCGCATAGGTCTTTTAGATCAGGATACCTACACCGAGTATGGGACAGAGATACGCAGGACAATAGTTACTCAGCCTTTCCAGAACAATATGGAGAGCTTTGTTGTTCCGGAGTTGGAGCTTACCGTTGAGAGCGGAGTAGGCAACGCTGACGCAGTTGACCCGCAGGTAGGTTTGGAGCGCAGCACTGACGCAAAGGTGTGGAGCGACATGAGACTCCGTAGCGTTGGTAAGGTTGGTGAATATAACCGCAGGGTGATATGGAATCGCAATGGCAGGGCTTCGAGGTTCGAGCTGTTTCGGTTCACGATCAGTGACCCTGTGAAGCCTGTATTTATACAGATGACTGCTGATATCGTGGCAACGCAATGAGCTACAAGTTAAACGCAGCACAGCCGATAGTTGACGCTAACGGCACGATGGAGCAGCCATTTAGGCAGTTTACGCAGGAAGCCTCGCTGTCTATTCCTATCACGGGTGCAGGAAGCCCGGAGGGAGTTGTTGAGGCGGTACAGTTTAGTTTATATCTCGACACCACTGGAAGTGCGGGATCAATTCAATATAGAAAGATGCAGCCAGAGATCGGCGGTGACCGTACCCGTGGCTGGATAGCGGTTTAGGAGAATATTATGGCGGCATTTTTGGGACCTTTAATTGCGGCAGGAAAGGGCATAGCTGGGGCTCTTGGAGGCGCTAAGGGCTTAACTGCCATAGGCAGCACTGCTCTTGGTTATATGGGCCAAAGAGAAGCCAACAAGATGGGCGAGGAAGCTGCCGCTCAATCTGCTCAGCAGCGAGCAGAGCAAATGGCATTGATCAGAGAGTTTGGTCAAAAGGCTTTGCAACCGTTAGCTCCGGCATATCAGCGATCTCAGGATATCAGGCAAGAAAGCGCAAACAGGGCTCTGGCGCTGGCTGGTTCAATGTTCAGACCGCAGCTAGAACAATTCCGGGAAGGCAACTATATGGCCCAGCAGCGAATCGCTGAAGCTCAGCCGTTTATGCAATCTGCAATACTTGGAACTGGCTCTTTAGGATATATGCCGCAGGCTCAGAATGTCGGCGGTCAGTTAGATTACGGCGTGCTTGATCCGCTTATAAATCCAGAGCAAATGCAATTTACGCCGGTGTCTCAAGGTCAGGGTGCGCCGCAAGCAAATATGCAAGCAGCCGCGCCAGTTGATCAAATGCAACAGGCGATGATGCGCTTTCAGACAGATGGAAATATACCGTTATGATTAGAGGCAAGCGAGAAGATACAGAAGGCGTAAGAGAAGCCGAGTTTATTGTTCTCGACTTTATAAAGTCTACGCCAAACGCCACGGTTCCAGAGATCGCAAGGTTAATGGATGATGTTGGCGCTGACGTTGATTATGTCGCCAATGTTTTGGGTGTTGATCCTGCGGTAGCGAGGCAGGCTTACAACGAGGTTATAAACGATGCGCCTCCGATTGAGCAGGTCATAGAGAAGCAGTCAAATCTAGCAGAAAAGATTGACACTTCTGGAGCCGCTGGTGCGGTTGCAAGCGGAACGCCTATTTCTCAAAGCCAGCAAACTCGAGATGCGCAAGCAGCAAGAATAGCTGCCATAGAGGCAGAGAACGCCCGTCTCGCACAAGTAGAGGCAGACAGGGCGGCAGCAGCGCAACGCGGAGCTGAGGCTAGGGCTACGGCGGCAGCCACGCTAAGAGGCCAGATAGCGGATCAGGGAGCGTCTCAGGTGCTTTCTGGGCTGACTTCTGACGGCACATCAGAGCGTGTTGCGTTAATGAATCTGTCAGGTGACACTGGTATTCCGGTTACAGAGCTGGAACGTACATTTCAAACAACTCCAGAGCCGCCTCCTACGGGAGCCACGTTGACTCCTACGCCGGGCGGTACAGTTACAACTCCGGCAGCTACTACAGTTACAACTCCGGCAGCTACTACAGTGCCTGATGCAACTGATCCAAACCTAAGGAGAGATATCAGAACAGGCGCGATGGCTGGCGCACAACTGCCTGTAGGTCTGGCAGCAGCAGAACGAGCTGCGTTAGGCGGTGCAGGAACTGCGGCAGGGCTCTTAGGTACTACCGCAGGCGCAGCAGGAAGAGAGCTAACTGCTGGCACAATGGGCGGCATAGGAGCCCTGAGAGGCGGTATAGGCCAAGCCAGACAAGACATCATGCAGGGTACTCAGACCGGCATAAGCGCTCTACAGCAGGCTCTGGGAGGAGCTAGGGCTGATATTGAGTCAGGCTTTCAAAGAGCAGAGGGTATGTTTGATCCATACGCTCAGGCTGGCGGTCAGGCGCTGCAACAGCAAATGGCACTCTCTGGCGCGTTAGGCCCAGAGGCATTCCAGCAGGCTTATCAGGAGAGCCCACAGATGCAATTCCTGCGAGAGCAGGGTGAGCGTGCAGCTCTTCGTACAGCAGCCGCCAGAGGCGGTCTGGGAGGCGGTAGAGTCATGCAGGAGCTGGCCCGGTACGGAACCGGATTGGCCTCACAGGACTTGCAGAACCAGATAGCTAACCTTCAGGCGCTGTCAGCTCAAGGGCTTGGCGCTAGAGGCAGTGCGGCTAATATCGCCACAGGCGGCGCTCAGCAATTAGCTAATCTGGGTGTGCTCGGCGGTACTTCTGGATTGCAAGCTGCTACTCAGCAGGGTACGCAGTTGGCTAATCTGGCGCAGCAGTTAGGCGTGAGAGAGTCTGATCTACTCACAGGATTGGGTGCAGGCCGCTCCAACATTGCGCTGGGTATCGGTACTCGCGCAGCAGACCTTGCGGCTCAGACAGGACTGAACGTAGCAGGCATGAGAACTCGCGCAGGCGAACAGCTCGCAGGCCAGTTTGGTACGGCAGCATCTCAGCTTGCTAATTTGCAAAGAGAGCAAGGCTTAGGGACGCAAGGTTTAATTGCTGGTCAGGCTGATTTAATAAGCCGCTTGCAGCAGTCAGCCGCAGCGGGTGATGCTGCCGCACAGACTGAATTAGCGCAGTTGCAGGCTCAAGGCTATACCAACATAGGCTCTCAACTTGCTGGCGTTCCTCCGGCTCAGACATTTGTCGGCCAGAGCCCGATTGTTGGCGCTCTTGGCGGTGCGGTAGTTGGTTCGCAATTGGCTGAGATGTTCCCGCAGCAGCAGCAACAAGTGCAGACACCAACGCAAACTGGAAGCACATTTCAAATAGGTTCTTACTTCCCGCAAGGATACTTTGCTCAACCAACTATAGCTCCTTCTGGCGCAACAGTGTATCCCGGTAACATGCAATTCGGCGGTAACGTAAGCTCTACAGGGATTCTCAGAAGCCCAATATCGTTTGGTTTCGGCTAAGATAGGAATATTCAGATGGCTGACAACTCTTTACTACTAGGCGGCAGAATGCCTACACAGCAGCAAGGCCCAAAGCTAAGCACTGTATTACAGGGATTGCAGGCTGCGTACACAGGTCAAGGCCCGCAGTTTTTGCAGCAAGTACAGCAGCAAGAGCAGTACGACAGACAGAAGGCTATGCAGGATTTCCAGATGCAGGAAACACTTGCTAAGTCTGCTGCTCAGGACGCTGTAAGAATCAGAGGTTTGCTGGACGCTGGAAACGTGAATCAGGCTATTGAGCTTCTGCGAGACAGGGCTCAACTAGAAAACAGGATTGGCGCATCTAGTGATGCAACGCAAAATCTCATGCAGATGCTGATGAATGATCCTATGTCTGCTATACCATCGCTTGATTCTGCGATAGCTAGTGCTTATCAGATTGGCCTGATACAGATGCCGAAGCAAGACGAGCTAACTATAAGTCAATTGCGTGAAGTAGGTACTAGCGCTAGAAAGCTCAATCAAAACGTGGATGAGATAACGACTGCTTACAACAAGGTCAAAGGCTTAGAGAAAGAAATGAGAGCCGGAAGCAGATCAGCAATCAATGCGGGTATTATGAACGTAGCTCGATTGATATCACCGGGTGTTGTTACGGATGCTGATGCTAGGCAAATTGCCGGGGCCGATACTCCGTATAATGTTCTTCTTGATGTTTTGGCAGGAAGAGGTATAGACACTCGTCAGCTATTAGCAATTTATGACCCGACAAATCCAGAGGTTTTCAATGTTGACCAGCTTATGAATGTGGCTAACAGTGTTACTGCGGCAGGCATACCATCTATATATGATGCTTACTCAGACTTGCAGAACACAGCTACAGACTTCGGTGCTAACGCAAGATTTATGAGCGCGTACTTCAATCCAGAGTCTAAGAGAATGCAAACTCTAGGCCGGATTAGAGATGAGGTTTCAGCTAACCCAATGCTGCAAGATTCTGTAACTTTTCCTGATTTACAAGCTGCTCAGAGCGCCTATAACGCTGGCGATATAACAAAGGACCAAGTAAACAGAGGTTTGGTTTCATACACTGAGCCAGACGGCACTGTCGTTAGGGTAAAAATTAAGTAGGCAAGATAATGGATGAGTTAATCCCAGATAGAAGTCAAGCTCCTGTTGTTACTAGCGATCCTGTTGGTTTGAGGGAAATAGGGCAGTCAGAAACTCTGGTTGCCGACATTCCTCTTACTCCTGAGCAGCAATCTGCAAGAGAGCTTCTCCCTTATAGAGTCGGCGAGGTGCTTCCTGAAAGCGGAGCTATGGGCCGTGTAGGTCTAGGTGCTCTTAGTGCTTTGACATTCGATCCAAACGAATTCGCGCAGATACTAAAAGTTGCCGATCCTAGAATACAGGTAAGCACAGGGCCAAGAGGCGGTGTTTACATAAAACATCCTGATAATCCTCAAACTTATGTTGTTAATAAGCCGGGTTTAAGCTGGGGAGATTTTACCCAAACAATGTCAGCAATCGCTGCGGCAACTCCTGCTGGTTTGGGTAGAACTGTGTTGACCCGGGCGGGATTGGAAGCCGCAGCTCAAGCAGCAATAGAGTTAGGACAAAGAAGCGCCGGCGGTGAGTTTAATGTCGGAGAAGTAGCTATGGCTCCGATGTTTAGCGTGGCCTCAGATTTGCCCGGCGTGGTTTCTGCGGGAAGACAAGAAGCCAGAATGAGAAGTCAGGTAGCTGGAACGCTTGAAGAGGAAGCGGCTCCAGAGATATCCCGGGTGGCAAGAGAAGCAACAACCGGGCGAGCTCCGCAAGCGGCAGAGCGGATGGCGGATGTTGTTCAGCCGGACCCTAGACGGGCTCGCGCTGTTGAAGAGTTAGGATTAGAAGAAATTACTCCGGCAAGAATGGTTTCTCAAAATCCTCAATATATTCAAGTTGAACAGGCTCTTGCTCAGATTCCGGGCTCAGCAATGGCTAACTCGGAGAAGCAGTTTATAGATCAGCTATCCGCTAGGGCTGGAAACTTCATAGACGAGTTTGGAGGAAGCCGGGACTTAATTGCCGTAGATGATCTCATTAAGAAAGAAATGAGCGATACAATGGACGGTCTGAGGTCTCAGTCTGATGCTCTTTACGCAAAGATCAGCGCAACGATTGATCCTAGAGCTAGGATAACTAATTTGCGTCCGCTTAGGGACGCGCTTAGGTCAAAAGCAATAGATGCAGGCGGTGTAAGAAACTTATCTCAGCCAGAGCAGCAGTTATTTAGAGAAGTGCAAAGATCAATGTCAGCAACTGGTAGAGCTGGACAAATGACCTACACACGACTTGATGAGCTAAGGCAAAAAATAGGAGAACAATACGGTAGCGCGTCTAGAGGTATGTTTGCGGGAGACGCTGCATCATTCCAGCTCGGTAGATTGTATGACGCTCTTACAGAGGCGCAGGATCAGGCTCTTAGAGACATTGATCCCGCTATGTCTCAGGTATGGAAAACAGCAAAAGCTCTTGTTGCTGAGAGAAAAGGTCTCGAAGAGATAGCCAAGAATGTTGCTGGTAGGAATATGGAAAAAAATATTGTTCCTCAATTAACCAGAGCTATGAATCGGTTGTCTGAGGGAAACAGCCAGTTGTTCAAGCAGGTTATAGAGGCTGTTCCAGAAAGCATGAGACAAGAAGCTGTAGTAACGGCTCTTGGCGGTCTTTTTACTCGTGGAGGAAGAACGAATGTAGAATTATCACCCGGTCAATTTGCTGCTTGGTGGAACAAAATAAAGAGAGACTCTGGTGCTAGAGAATTGCTTTTCCAAAACCTTCCTGCTGGCGGTGCAAGATATCTCAATAACTTAGCGTCTATATCAAAGGCTTATGCAGATGCAGCGGCGTCTGCTCCCAAAACTGGTATAACTAACGCAATGGAGATGATGAATAACGATAATGGATTCATCAGCAAGTTTTTCGGAGAAATACCTATAGCTGGTAGTTGGGTAAAATGGGCTTTGGAGTCTGCTCCAGAGGATACACTAAAAGCTGCTAGTCAAATGATGGGAGATCCCACATTTAAGAGAATCATTGTAAGAGCTGCAAGAGGAGAGCCCACAGATAGAGCTGAGGCTAGCTTTATCAAGAGCAAGGTATTTAACAACTGGGCAAACACTGTTCCAGCCAATATTAGAGAAAGAGCGTTGGCCGTAGGTGTGGCTAATTACTTTTTGAACAGTACAAGCGGTGAAGAATAATGGCTAGATTCGGCGAGATAAACGCACAATACTTTGATGACGCTGGCGATCCGCTGAGCAGCGGTAAGATATATTTCTACGAGACCGGAACGACTACTCTCAAGGATACCTTCAGCGACATCAACCAGACTATCGCTAACACCAATCCGGTCATTCTGAGCGCGGCTGGTAGGCAGCCAAACATATTCTTTAGCGGTACTGCTAAGGCGATACTGGTAGACAAGAATGACGTACAGATACTGGTTCGTGACCCGGTAGGTCAGACTGCCAGTGTATTCGGTGATGGCTGGGTAGCTACGAAGATATACAGTGCTGATGCCGTGGTATTAGGCAGTGACGGTCAATACTACCGATCTCTCGCCGCAGGTAACCAGAACAACGATCCGACATCTACGTCAGGATACTGGACGCTACTCTACTCAGTAGAATGGAACTCAGGCATAACCTATCAGGAAGGCGCTGTAGTCACTTATGATGGTGAGCAGTACCAGAGCCTTCAGAACACTAACTTAAACAACAACCCATCCAGCGCGACATCGTACTGGGTGCTGCTGAGTTTTGCTTGGATATCTACGGCAACCTACGCAGACAATCAGAATGCTGTCGGAACTGACGGTGTGCTCTACACATCTCAGCAAGCAGGCAATCAAGGCAATGATCCTACAGATGCTGCTAATCGCCCGACTTACTGGGTAGGCACATCTGCTGATGCGGCAGCCAGTGCTGCGGCGGCTGCGACTTCTGCTACAGCGGCGGCTACATCTGCAACCAACGCTGCTACTTCTGAGACCAATGCTTCGAACAGCGCAACAGCGGCAGCCACAAGCGCCACAAACTCTGCTAATTCAGCAACAGCCGCGGCTACTTCTGAAACGAATGCGGCCAACAGCGCGACTGCTGCGGCCACTAGCGCCACTAATGCAGCCACTTCAGAGACTAACGCTGCGACATCTGCTACCAATGCCTCAAACTCAGCTACTGCTGCTGCTAACTCTGCTACTGCGGCTGCAACGTCAGAGACCAATGCGGCTAACTCAGAAACGGCTGCTGCAACTTCTGCGACTAACGCAGCTACGAGTGAGACTAACGCGGCAACCAGTGAGACAAACGCAGCTAACAGCGCCACAGCAGCAGCTACCAGTGCTACCAATGCGGCTACCAGCGAAAGCAACGCATCTACATCAGCTACAGCGGCAGCGACTTCTGCAACCAATGCAGCGACAAGTGCCACAGCAGCCGCTTCCTCGGCCACAGACGCGGCCACAGCAGAGACAGGAGCGGAAGCAGCTCTGGCTGACTTCAACAGCAAGTATTTAGGAGCCTACGCCACACAGCCCACAGGCACGGCAGCAGGCCAACTGTACTTCAACACCACATCAGACACGATGTTCGTATATACCGGGACGGCGTGGACTGAAGCTGGCTCAGCAGTAAATGGCACTAGCGAGCGTCAGGAGTACACAGCAACGTCCGGGCAGACTAGCTTTAACGCTACCTATGATGTGGGCTTTGTTGATGTATATCTGAACGGTTCTAGGCTAATACCCACAACCGACTTCACGGCTACTAATGGCACGACTGTTGTTCTGACTACAGGAGCCACGACAGGTGACAACGTATCTATTGTGGCCTATGGCGCATTCAGCCTAGCGGACGTTTACACAAAGCTACAGAGTGATGCTCGATACCTACAGATCACAAGCAACCTATCTGATCTGGATAACGCGGCAACAGCTCGGACTAACTTAGGTCTAGGCACGATAGCCACAGCAGCAACAAGTGACTACGCAGCTACTGCTAATAATCTTTCAGACCTTGCCAGTGCTGCTACTGCACTTACTAATTTAGGACTCACGGCTACAGCAGCCGAGGTCAACTACAATGACATTACTACTCTAGGATTAACAGAAGCGTCCAAGACAGTCACAGCAGACGCTAACGGTGTAGTGACCTTTGATAACGGTATATCAGAAGAGTATACAGCGGTTACTTCAAGCTCTAATGCTACGACCGTAAACCTTCAAGATGGTACGAACTTTTCTCATACACTAACTGAGAACACTACGTTTACTTTTTCAAACCCAGCGGCTAGTGGCAAGTCTTCTTCATTTACCTTGAAGCTGGTACAAGACGCTAGTGCTTCGGGATACACAGTGACTTGGCCCGCAGCAGTTGATTGGCCCGCAGCCACAGCACCAACACTCACAGCCACAGCTAGTGCAGTTGATTACTTTGTATTCATAACTCATGACGGCGGTACGACTTGGTACGGCTTCACAGCAGGACAGGCTCTCGCATAATGAGTAAAAAGCTAATACAAGCAGCGGCAGGTGCAGGTGGCACTCTCGGGTATGTAGAGGATGTATTCTCTACTTATTTGTATGAAGGAAATGGTTCTACACAGACCATAACCAACGGCATTGATTTAGATGGCGAAGGTGGTTTGGTGTGGCTTAAAAGTAGAGACCTTGCGAGAAATAACAATCTGTACGACACTGAAAGGATAGGCACTTGGCCTAAACATTTAGTTTCTGATTCAACGGCAGCGGAAATAGATACAGAGCGTCTTTCATCGTTTAATTCAAATGGTTTTAGTCTATCCTCTTCTTCCGCTGTAAATGCTTCAGGTGAAAACTACGTCTCTTGGACATTCCGCAAGGCTGAGAAGTTCTTTGATGTAGTTACTTGGACAGGGAATGGGACTTCTCAGACAATAGCACATGCTCTTAACTCAACTATAGGCTCAATTTTTATTAAAAGAACTGACTCTTCTTTTGATTGGAAAGTTTACCATATATCACTTGGAACATCCCAAGAGCTTGAGTTAAACCAAACAGGAGCAGCGGCGTCCACTGGAGGCACTGTTACAGCGGTAAGCGATTCTTCATTTACTGTAGGAGGAGGCAGTGGAGTTAACGCTTCTGGTGGTTCATACGTCGCCTACCTATTCGCCCACGACGCAGGAGGCTTTGGAGACGATGGCAGCGAGAGTATTATTAAGTGCGGGAGTTTTACCGGTAATACTACTGTTGATTTAGGTTTTGAGCCTGCTTGGATAATGATAAAACCTACTAGCACAACAGGCGACTGGGATATGCATGATGTTATGCGTGGATGGCCTTCTTCCGGTGATGCACAAAGATTAAAAGCTAACTCGTCAGTAGCTGAAACTTCAACATCACAAATATACCCAAATGCTACAGGCTTTAGCACATTAATAGGGTCTGCAACATACATCTACATAGCAATCCGCAGACCTATGAAGACTCCTGAGTCTGGGACTGAGGTTTTTAATTCAGAGTTAGTAACGGCGACACAGGCCACAAAAATTGTTACAGGGATAGGTTTTAGCCCTGATTTACTTATTAATGGCGTCCGTAGCAACGCTAATTATGGACAGCAAGTTACAGATAGGTTGCGTGGAGTAAATAAGCAGCTTTTTACTGAGTACACCTCCTCAGAAAGCACAACTAATGGGACGGCTCTAGTTTCTTTAGATATGGACGGCTTTACGTTAGGCGCTGACACAGGAGGAACGGGATGGAATGCTTACTCTGGATACACTTCCGTTAAATGGGCCTTCAAACGCGCCACAGGCTTCTTTGATGTGGTGGCTTATACTGGTAATGGTGTAGCAGGACACGCTATTAACCATAACTTAGGCGTAGCGCCTGAGTGGATTATATGTAAAAAACGTTCATCAGGTGGAAGTTTTAATGATTGGTATACAGTTACGTCTGTTTACTACAATACAAATCCATACGATAGACAATCTGCTTTAAATGGAACTAATGGTTTTACAGGAGGAGGCTTTGTTAGCTCAGCAGACAGCACATCATTTACTCTTGCTAATGCTGTTGTTGCAAATGAAAACACATATGACCATATAGCTTATCTTTTTGCTTCAGTGGCTGGCGTTAGTAAAATTGGAACATACACAGGAACTGGGTCAGACGTTAGTGTTGATTGCGGCTTTAGCTCTGGAGCTAGATTTGTATATATCCAAAGAGCAGATGCTACTGGAGACGGAAAATACGTCTGGGACAGCGCAAGAGGCATTGTCGCAGGTAACGATCCATATCTGTTATTGAACTCCGCAGCAGCAGAAGTCACATCTACAGACTACATAGACCCGTTAAACGCAGGTTTTACAGTAACAAGCTCCGCTCCAGCAGGATTGAATGCTAGTGGCGGAACTTATTTTTTCTTAGCAATAGCATAGGTGACTTATGGAATTTAGAGTACGTTCAAGCGGTGAGCTAAAAACTCAAGGCGAAATCCGCAAACTCAATCCAAATGTTTCTTTGCCTAAAGTATGGAATAGCAACGTCTATGAAACGCTAGGCATTGACCCAGTATTAGAAACGCCCAAGCCAGACACTACTGGTGACTACAAGGTAGTTGTGCGGAATGGCGCAGAACAGGACGCGAATAACAACTGGGTGCAGGCGTGGGTAGAGCGGGATATGTTTTCCGATACTACGGAAGATGGCGTTACTACCACTAAGGCAGAACATGAGGCAGCTTATCAGGCTAGATTGGATACAGAAGCTGCGGCTAATGTTAGGTCTGAGCGTGACCAAAAGCTAAAAGACACAGATTGGATGGGTATGTCAGACGTTACTATGTCAACTGAATGGGCTACCTACCGACAAGCACTACGGGATGTTCCTTCACAAGCAGGATTCCCACACACGATTACTTGGCCTACTGAGCCAGAGGTATAGAGATGAGCAAATCAAGAGACATAGCCGATAGCGCGGCTACTATTAACTTTATTGATAACCTGACTTCTGATGCTCAGACTCAGCTCAATACTCTTGACACTGAGATAGACAACATCTCAGTAACTTCTGGCTCTCTGACCAAGACATTCACAAGCGGTGAAGCAGCCACAATTACCTTGTCAGGTAACGTGCTGTCTCCTGTTGTGGGCGTGACTAAAGAAGTAGCGCAGACGGGAACAACAAATAATAACTGGGACGTTAATTCTACTACAGAGAACTACACACGTTTGGACTCTGCTACTGCGACTACTTTGGATTTTGTTGGGTTTGATGTTAGCGGAATTAGTTTTGTTGATAGCTTTAGCGTTTCATCTCAAAGCGCAGAACCTACAGATATAGCATTTAACACTGACGGCACTAAAATGTTTGTTGCTGAATATGGTGGGGCAGAAATAAACGAATTTACTCTTTCTGCGGCATTTGATGTATCAACAGCAACTTATTCTCAGAACTTTTCTGTTTCATCTCAAGAAACTGGGCCAACAGGATTGGCCTTTAATACTGATGGGACAAAAATGTTTGTTAGTGGTGAGTCTGGAGATAACGTAAACGAGTACACTTTGAGTACAGGTTTTGATATATCCACAGCAACATACTCACAAAACTTTTCAATATCCGCACAAGATACAAATCCAAAATCAATGACCTTTAACGCCGATGGCACTAAGATGTTTGTTATTGGTGGTGCTGGTCAAGATGTTAATGAATACACATTATCTACAGGCTTTGATGTTTCTACTGCATCCTACTCACAGAACTTTTCTGTTGCTTCTCAAGAAACTGGCCCACGAGGAATAACATTTAATACTAATGGCACTAGAATGTTTATCGCTGGAAATGTGGGTGATTCTGTTTATGAGTACATTTTGAGTACAGGTTTTGATGTTTCCACGGCGACTTATTCTGAAAGTTTTTCAGTATCGGCGCAAGACGCTAGTCCGTGGGGCATAGCCTTCAATACTGATGGCACTAAAATGTTGTTAGTTGGTTATACTGGACAAGATGTTAATGAATACAATGTTGACATTGCATATTATTCTCATGTAACTCTCGGCACAGGCTCATTCGCATCTGCTGACGTAGGCAAGACTATCTACGCTAACAGCGGTGTGTTTATTCTAACTTCTACTGCTGGCGCAATATTTGAAACCACAGCACCCACTTCATACGCTCAAGTAGCTTCAGGCTCTTGGGAGATGTATGCCGTTGTGTATAACACGACTGATGGTGATTTGGAGTTGAGTGGTAAAGAAAGTTTTGATATTTCTACTGCCACTTTTGTTGATTCTTTTTCGGTTGCTTCACAAGATACTCAGCCAAGAACTGTAGCCTTTAACAACAATGGCACTAAGATGTTTATTGTTGGGACTATCGGAGATTCTGTTTACGAATATGCATTGTCAACAGGCTTTGATGTTTCTACTGCTAGTTATACCCAAAGTTTTTCCGTATCTTCTCAAGACACAAGCCCAGTAGGAATAGCTTTTAACACTGACGGAACTAAAATGTTTATTACTGGTCAAGCAGGAGATGATGTAAATGAGTACACATTATCTACTGGTTTTGACGTTTCTACAGCATCTTTTGTAGATAGTTTTAGCGTGTCAGGACAAGATAATTCTCCACAATCAATAGCGTTTAACACTGACGGAACAAAAATGTTTGTTCTTGGCTCTCAGGCAGATGACGTAAACGAATATACATTAAGTACAGGGTTTGATGTTTCCACAGCATCCTATTCTCAAAACTTTTCTGTTGCTTCGCAAGACACATCTCCATACGGATTAGCTTTTAGCACAAATGGAAATAAAATGTTTATTGTTGGTGCTTCAGGAGATTCTGTTTACGAATACAGATTAAGCACTGGCTTTGATATCTCTACAGCCTCTTATTCCCAAAACTTTTCCATATCTTCAGTAGATACAACACCATACGGAATAGCTTTTAATACTGACGGAACTAAAATGTTTATTGTTAGTTTTAGTGAAGATGACGTAAAAGAGTACACATTAGCATCAGCAGCCATCCCATCAGGCTACCACGCAGTTCACACCACAAACTCCACAGACTCTACTTACTGGACAGACATTAACTCTATGACCGCAGATGAAGCTGCTGGTGATGGAAGTATTTACTACGCAGTCTCCACAGACGATAGGACTACTTGGAAGATTGCCGATAACACTGACGGCATACGGTCTATTGTCCGTAACAACTCAGGCACTTGGCAGTACAACTCCAATGGTACTTATGCGTCTACTACTTGGACTAACGCGACTACCAACACAGAGTTGAATGCTTTGCAGGAGGCTATGGAAGGTGCTGTTGTGGGCTATGATTTAGCTAACGCTAGTTATGACTCTGTTAGCTTTGATGTTTCATCTCAAGATACGCAGCCACAAGCAATAGCATTTAATGCTAATGGTACAAAGATGTTTATTGTTGGTGAAACAGGGCAGGATGTAAATGAATACACTTTAAGCACAGGTTTTAATGTATCAACCGCTTCATACTCTCAAGCATTTTCTGTTTCTTCTCAAGAGTTATATCCTCAAGGAATCGCCTTTAATTCTGACGGCACAAAAATGTTTATTGTCGGGACTAATGGTGACGACGTAAATGAATATACATTAGGCACAGGGTTTGACGTATCTACTGCGTCTTTTGTAGATTCTTTTAGCGTGTCTGCTCAAGACACATCTCCAAGAGGTGTAGCTTTTAGCACTGATGGGACTAAAATGTTTGTTGTAGGTATTACTAATGACTCTGTTTATGAATATACGTTATCAACAGGGTTTGATGTATCAACTTCATCTTTTGTAGATAGCTTTAGCGTTTCAGCTCAGGATACAGCGCCGTTAGATTTAACTTTTAATTCTGACGGAACTAAGATGTACATTATTGGTAGCACTGGTGACGATGTTAACGAGTATACGCTTTCCACAGGTTTTGATATATCTACCGCAACGTATGCTCAAAACTTTTCTGTAGCTTCACAAGAAACATCACCAACAGGAATAACATTTAATTCTGACGGCACTAAGATGTTTATTGTTGGCTCTACTACAGACTCTGTATATCAATACAGTACAGCAGCCTACACAAACCAAATGGACAAGACTCAGCTAGACGCTGTATCTGACGCTAATCACTTTACACTGGGTAATGACCTAGACCTTGCCATAGTATTTAACCTAACCAGTGGGACTACGGTTCCATCCAGTGATGGTGTGTCTATTAACTACGATGCCAATGTACTTAATAAAGGCGCGATACTGGGTACTGATTATGACTATGACGCTCCTGCCCAGAATAAGGTCAGGATTACAGCATTGACAGGCAACAACCTGAAGGTGCGGGTAGTTTGATGAATGGTTCATGTCTTCGTATTAATCATGACCATTGGAGGCGTGGAGGTAGCTAACGATACTTGTCGGGAGGCTATGTGTTTTTTTAACTTGGATACCTGCAATAGTTTTGCGGCTAAGTTGAGGAGGAGAGGAAGCCCAAGTACAGAAACTATTACGGCTTACTGCAAACCGATCTTGGTTGATGTAAATCAAGAAGGCGTCCGGGTGTACTGATGATTGATCCGGTATCAGCAGTAGCCACTGCAACAGCTGCGTTTAATGCGTTGCAGAAAGGCATTAAGATGGGCAAAGAACTAGAGAGTATGGGCAAAACTCTAGGTGCTTGGTTCGATGCCTGTAGAGAGGTTAAGGACGCTCAAGAACAGATAGAGAATCCTCCGTTATTCAAAGCTCTGACCAACAAGAAGTCTGTTGAGCAGGAAGCAATGGATAACATGATCCGCAAGAAAAAGATTGCCCAGCAGGAATATGATCTACGCATGTCTATCTGTCTCAGGTACGGAGAGCAGGCGTACATCGAGATGATGCGGGACCGGGACACTATTACGGCAAACCGCAAAAGACAGGCACAAAGACAGGCCCACAGACGTAAGAACTTTGTTCTAAACGCCATACTATTTTCTTTGATCGGCGTGACGATATATCTATTTTGGATAGTAATTAGGTTGTTCACATGAAAAAGAATGGCGGGCGTAAGGTTATCAGTCCTGAGCTGTTAAAATACTGCACAACTGAATATCAGCGGGAAATCATTGAGCTATATATGGAGCTCGGTACTTCTAGGGCAGTTGGCGAAGAGATCGGGATCAAAGAGAGAACCGTCAGGGCAATAGTGGCGTCAATAGAGGCCAACGCGGCTAAAAAGGGAATGGGCTTTGATGGCGGCATCCCGGACGGATATAGACTCCGCGGCAGGTCTACGCTTGTAGATGCTGACGGTAATACCAAGATTGAGTGGGTAAAGACTGAAGTAGACAAAGAGCGCATGCAGGAGATGATGCGCGAAATTACCGAAGAGTTAGCTCAGGGCGTGAAGCCGTGGCCTGTAGTTAAGAAACCCGAGAAGACAACTAAAGACCTTTGCACCGTATATACAATAACCGACTACCACATCGGAGCATATGCCTTCAAAGATGAGACCGGGGACGAGTGGGATCTGGAGATAGCTGAGAGCACATTGTACGAGGGTATCAGTGACATGATGGCCGGGAGCCCGGATTCCGAGCAGGCTATATTCTGTCAAATGGGTGACTTCCTGCACTGGGATGGATTAGCTGCGGTAACGCCGCTCTCAAAGCATATTCTGGATGGCAGCGGGAGATATTCAGAGCTGGTCCAGCTGGCCGTAGAAACGTGCCTGAAGACCGTAGAGATGCTGTTGCGTAAGCACAAGAATGTTCACGTTATAATGTGCGAGGGTAACCACGATATTGCTGGTTCTTTATGGTTGCAGGCAATCATGAAAATAGCCTTCAAGGACAACAAGCGTGTTACAGTTGATAACAGCGTATTTCCCTACTACAAGTTTAAGTGGGGCAAGGTGTTTTTGGGCTGGCATCACGGCCATTTGACTAAGATAACCGGGCTGGCGGGCAAGTTTTTCTCCGAGCCCAGATTCAGGCAGGATATGTCAGATGCTGAGTATATCTACCTGTCTACCGGGCATTTACATACTAAGGAGCTAATGGAGCGGTCTGGGG